GTCAAGTGATGACGAGGTAAAAGTAAAACAGATAACCGCGCAAAAAGGTTTGGAACTTGCTAATAATGCTTTGCAAGTGTTGCAAGCATTTAGCGATGCATCTACCAAGAGTAGCGAACGCGATGCGCGCAAGAAGTTTAGAACAGACAAAGCACTTGCCATAGGTGCCGCAACCGTGCAAACAGCATCAGCAGTTACGGGTGCACTTACTGCTGGGGGTAATCCTATCAAACTTGCCACAGGTCAACAATTCGTAGAGGCTGGAATTGCAGCCGCATTAGGTTTGGCACAAATTGTAAAAATTAAAAACTCTCAATTTGGTAGTACAGGTGGTAATGACACTAACACTACAACTCCAGCCGTAACGGATACAGGAGGCGGCGGCGGTTCACAACCTGCGCAGTTCAATCCACTTGAATCATTGTTTCTGCAAGAACGTCCTGAGCAACTTACTCCACGTGCGTATGTACTTGCGGGTGATGTAGCCAGTGCTGCAGAAGTACGCGAGAATGTTGCAGACCTTGCACGCATAGGATAAAAAAAAGAAGCCGCCCACGTTTGGACGGCAACTATAATCTTAAAAAAAACAATGATTGTATAGAAACCTTACAAATATAAATAACTTTGAATCATGGAAAAAAGAAAAGTAGTTAAGTGTGTAATAGATGAAGAGGGCCGTCTCGGCATTACGGCGATGGGATTAGTGGACATGCCCGCCATAGAAGAAAACTGGATTGCACTAAGCAAGATGCAGCTAAGTGCCATTAATGACGAGCGCAGAATGTTATATGGACCTGCACTTATTCCGGATAAAGAGATACTCCGCTATGATGACAAAGGTGAAGCCTACTATGTATATTTTGAAAAGGCAACTGTGCAAGCAATCGCACATCAGTTCTTTAAGAAAAACCTGCAGCACACAACTAACTTACAACATGAGATTCCCGTAACAGGTGTGACCGTTGTGGAATCATGGCTTAAGGAAGGCGCAAATGATAAGAGCATTCAACTTGGACTGCCTGAACTACCTGATGGTACATGGTTCATCGGTACTAAAGTAGACGAAGAACACGTGTGGAATGATGTGAAGGAAGGCAAGATAAAAGGCTACAGCATTGAAGGATTCTTTAATGAAGTAGGCGTGGCCATGAGTGGTGTTAAAAACTATGAAGCGGAATTGGTGCTGGAGCTTGACCAACTACTGAGCAAAGTAAACCCATCCAAATGAAAATTAATAGTGTAAAATTCAAGGATAAAGCATCCTTTGACAAGAACAAAACAAAGGCTAATGTCATTGCGGTGCATGAGCCTTTTGGTATCATTGTATTTGAAGACAAGGAGCGTGTTACTCCAGACCACAAGAAAGTAACACAGGTTAACGAGGTTGATAGATCACTAGACCAAATCGCTACAGGACTTGCCATTCTAGTTGCACCTGATTTAGATGCAGCTATTGCGTACCTAGACAAGAAAAAAGTAGTAGTAACGGAGGTATTTCGTTTGACCAATACGCTATTCGTAGAAGTACCTGCCTTTGCTGCCTTCAATGAGTTCTACATAGCGTTAATGGATAGCAAACTATTCACTAGCGTAGAGCCTGATTACATACAGCCGTATGAAGTAAATGGCGATGCATACACTTATGCCGGGCAATGGCACCTGCCTAACCTAAAAGCTGCAGAAACATGGTCATTGATTGATGGTGCTGCTTATGGTGAGGTGGCCGTACTAGATATTGCTTGCGAAACCACGCATGAAGATTTGGTAGGTCGCATTAGTTCCACATCTTGGAACTGCGTAACGGATGCAGCGGATGTAAATCCAGTCAGCGAGTTTGAAAAGCACGGCACTTGTTGCAGTGGACTTATTTGTGCGGCTACGGATAATGGGATTGGTGTATCCTCACTAGGAAACAATAAGCTAAAAGTGCAATTCTTGCACATCGGATACGGCTCGAATAGTGGTGGTGGCTTTCAGACATCAGACACTATCGTAACACGTGCCGCGAATAAGGCTATTGAGAATCCTAATTGCTTGGCTATATCAATGAGTTGGGGCGGTGGTGGACCAACGTCTTATCCATTATTCCAAAACGCGCTTAATGCAGTGAAGACTTTTGGACGTGACGGCAAAGGCATACCAATCTTTGCAAGTTCAGGTAATCAGAATAATCCAAATTTTACACAAGCACCTGCAATCTATCCAATGGTTCATGCTGTTGGTGCATCTACGCAGTCCAATGTACGTGCCTCGTTTAGCAATTACGGGCCAAAGACGTTCGCTGCCACTCCCGGCACATCATGCCCTACTACCGATCGCACAGGTGCATTTGGATACAAGCCCGATAGCAACTACACTGCATTCAGTGGTACATCATGTTCATGCCCTGTAATGGCTGCAATCGCTGCAAACGTAATCCTTGCTAATCCTGCATTAACCGAGGCGCAAGTGATTGATGTTATTAAACAATCATGCAGAAAGACAGGAGGCTATGTATACGATGCCAATGGCAAAAGTCTAGAATTAGGTTATGGTGTACCTGATATGTTTGCCGCTGTGACCATTGCTAAAAGTTTAGATGGTGGCGACCCTGTACCTGTGCCTGTTGCTGAATACAATCTATTCGGTACGATTGCCACACTTGCAAGTGCTGTGCAAGGTAGTAGCGTCAATGTCAATTATAGCGTGAATGTAGATAAGCCATATACGCAGGATATAACTACAACTGTGCATCTTACTTTCACACGTCCAGATGGGACTAAGTTTGTATTCTACACGGGTGATGTGATCATTCCAAAAGGTCAAACAGTTGTGGCTAAGTCAGCACCAATGGGCTTGCCTAACAATCAGACAGGGCCGTCTTTATTCTCACTTACCATTGACCCGAACTTTGTTATCAAAGAAACAAATGAGAATGATAATACGATAAGCACTGGTCTAAACATCGTACTTGCTGCGCCACCTGCAGAAGGATTAGACGCGGCTGTGACTATTGACGGCTACGAATGGCTTGATGCTAACCGAGTGCGCATACGCTACACATTCCACAACAAAGGCAGTATAAACATTACAAGTTTAAAAGTAAATCACGGGCTTGTTGGTGGATTTGCAGGTACTTGGAATCGTACTGATCGCATTGACGTTGGTAGAAGTATCACAATGGCTAGCGTGTATAACGTGACTATGCCACCTGTAGCATTGCCGACCGATTATGTTTTAACTATCGTAGCTGTGAACGGAGTGCCGGATAATAACGTAGCAAATAACACAGCACGTTTGCAGATTAAAAAATAATTCTATATTAGCAGCGGTTAATAGCTCATAAGAGATCTAGGTATTTAGAGTGTAAAAAGAAAGGCCCTAACGTGGGCCTTCTTTTTTTAACCAAAACTAATCTATCATAGGACGCTTGCGCGGACGTATTCGGCAACAGACATGTTATGCTGTTTTGCTTGTTTACGTAAAACCTTCAATTGCTTTTCGGTTAATCGAACACTAATCTTCGTGCTCATTGGTGCGGGTGCTTTCATATTGTGAGTATTTATTTACACGGCTAAGATACAACGATTCGTTGGTTGTAACAAAACGATGCTTTTGCTACTATATCCAAATATCCAACAATGTCGAATATCAAAGAACAAATCAAATCCGTATTCAACAAGTACGGCATTGACCCTTCAAGCGTTGGTATCAAGTTCGAAGAAGAAACTGCAGCGGCTGAAGCACCGGCAACGGAAGTAAAGTTTGCAGTAGAAGGCACTTTGGCTGATGGTACTAAAATCTATTCTACCGCCGATGAGTGGGTAGTAGGTGTAGACATCTACACGCAAGATGCTGAAGGAAACCCAGTGCCAGTACCTGCAGGTGAGTACCTGCTTGAAGACGGTGTTACCAAAGTCTACGTAGGCGAAGACGGAATGGTATCCGAAATCGAACGCGAAGAACAATCTACTGAAATGAGCAGCGAAGACCTCGTTGCCGTAATCGGTAACTTGTCGGAGCGCATTGCTGCACTAGAAGTTGAAAAGACTGAACTAGCTGCTGCAGTAGAAAACGCTAAGAAGGATGCGGAAGCATTGAAGACTGAGCTTGCATCAGTTAAGAAAGCCCCTGCTGTACCTTCTGTAAAATCACAAGAATTTAAAAAGAATGCTGCTCCTGTAGTTGCATCGAATGGTAACTCATTCAGCGACTTCATGGAGAACATTCGCTCTAAACAAGTTAATTAATTCACCTCATAATTTTATTTAAAAATGCCAACAACAACTTCACTCACCACCACCTATGCAGGTGAATTAGCTGGTGAAATCGTAGCAAAAGCTTTGTTGTCTAACGTATCAACTCAGTACGTGACAATGAAGCCAAACGTACCTTACAAATCAGTAGTACGTAAAATTGATGACACTGTAACTTTCGCTGCAGGTACTTGTGATTTCACGCCGACAGGCACAATCACTTTGACTGAGCGCATCTTGACATTGGAAGAGTTCCAAGTTCAACGCCAAATCTGTAAGAAAGACTTCTTCATTGACTGGACTACTGCAGATGTAATGAGCGGCCGTGTAAATACCCAAATCCAAGATGCCATCATTGGCCGTTTGGTAGGTGGTATCGCTGCAGCTAACGAGACAATCATGTGGTCAGGTGTTAACGCAACAGCTGGTCAATACGATGGTTTCGAGACTTTGATTAAGGCAGCAGGTTCAGGTGCTGTATCTGCAGGTTCAGGTGCATTGAACGACACTAACATTATCGCAACTATTTGGGACGTAATCAACACTGCTCCTGCAGCTGTTAAAGGTGCTGCTGAGAAGCCAGCTATCTACATGGGACAGGCTGCATGGGAATCATACATGCAAGCACAAATCGCTGCAGGTAACGGATGGTACTTGACAGGTGGCCCTGAAGTATCTAAGCGTTTCGTAGGTATGTACGAAATCTACGTTTGTCCGGGTATGACTGCAAACAATATCATCTTCGCTCAACCTAGCAACTTGATGTTGGGTACATGGCAGGAGAACCAAATGAACGAAGTGTTCATCTTGGATATGCAGAACTTGGATGGATCACAGAACGTTCGCTACGGTGCACGTTTCTACTTGGGTGCTCAAATTGCAGTTGGTGAGGATATCACCTACTGGGGCGCATAATCTTAATTAATCATAGGGGCGGGCTTCGGCTTGCCCCTTTATAAAACTATATAGTATGGCTTGTGAATTAACAACTGGATTTACGCTCGGATGCCTTGAAGGTATCGGAGGTGTAAAAGAAATTTTGATTGCTAACTACGATGACTTCACTAGTGGTATCACTTATGGTGGCCCTGATGGTGAAGTTGACGGATTGCCTACTGCTACTATCTATCGTTACGTTCCATTTCGTAATTCAGGTTCATACGTTGAGACAGTAAACAAGAACTTGGAAACAGGTACTCTTTACTTCTCACAGGAAGTTCAATGGACTTTTGGTAAGTTGAATCAAGAGATGCGTAACGAGTTCTTGAATGTAGCAAAAGCTAAATTCATTTGTTTTGTACGTACCAATGATGATCAAATCTTGCTTCTTGGAGCGGGTGAAGGTGCGCAATTAACTGCGGGTACTGTACAATCAGGTGCGCAAAAGGCTGATTTGATGGGTTACCAAGTGACTGCTGTAGCTGAAGAACTTACTCCAGCTGTACACCTTGAACCGTTTACATCTGTACCTTTCGACAACTTCGCGGGTATTACTGTAAGCCCTGCTTACTAAGATTGTTTTCCGTTTGTGTGTATTCTTGTTGTATTGTAAAAAGGGCAGGTTATCTTTGACTTGCCCTTTTTAAATTTAAAAAAGGATGAATGGCATGATATATTTAGTCACAAATACAGCGAATCAAACTATCTTCTTGTCACTCGATGAAGCTCGCCAATACTTCGCGACACCATACACACATTATCTTCTTGTGCTGACGCATGAAGAAAACAGCACCACAGGCACAGACCTAGCACAGGTTGCCACTATAGTCAATGAGAACACACGAATCACACAACTTACTATTACAACAGTTGGCCTTACCTTAGCGGGCAGATACAGGTATGAAGTGTACGGACAAAATTCTAGTAGTAATACTAACCCGGCAAGTGGTCTTGTTATTGGTTTGGTGGAGCGTGGTTACGCTGTATTGAATCAGAATACTACATGGTTTGATGTTCCCGCTATAACGATACCAAATGATATAATCTATGAGCCATAACGAATCAAATATAGTATCCTTGAAACTTAGCGAATACGTAGCTAAGTCCGATGCCGAGAAACTTGACCGCAAAGGTTGGGTTAACTACGGAGATGCAAATGATTTCCCGCAATACTTACGCGACCTATCGCATGAATCTCCCGTACATGGTAGCCTTGTTGTTGCCATTGGTGACATGGTAGCCGGGAAGGGTATTAAGTCAGAGCAATACCAAGAGGAACTTGATGCACTTGATATAAATACTTTGACCTATGCAGCCGCCCACGACTTGAAGTTGTTTGGCGGTTTCTTTATTGAAGTGATTTGGTCTAATGACCGCACGGTTATAAGCAAGTTAAACGCGATACCATTTGAAGAATGCCGCATTGCGGTGAATCAGGACGATGATAGTGAGATAGGTATATTCCATAGCTACGACTGGAGCAACACACGCAAGAAAAAGAACACGCCTGAGTTCATACCCAAGTATAATTACTTGACACGTATGGAAGAGCCGCGCCAAATCTATTGGTGCTTTACCTATACAGGAAGCGATGTATACCCACGCCCCGACTACTGGAGTGCGATTAACTACATCGAACTAGATAAGCAGATTTCGATATTCCATATCAACCAAATATCAAACGGGTTATTCCCTTCAACCATTATCAACTTCTACAACGGCCAAGCAACGCCCGAGCAGAAGCAGCAAATGATGATGGACTGGGAGAACAAGATGAGTGGTGCGCGTAACGCAGGAAAGGTGGTAATGTTCTTTAACGAGCGCGATCAACCTAAGACTGAGATAACACCATTCCCCGTAAACGATGCGGACAAGCAGTATCAATTAATGGATACAACCGCAACACAAAAGATAATCACAGCACACCGCGTTACTACGCCACTTCTTTTCGGTATTCGCGACACGGGCGGTGGATTTGGTAGCAACAAAGATGAAATGGCTACAGGTTTGGAAATATTCAACAAGCAAGTAGTAGAACCTTATCAAGCAAAAATCAATAAGAGTATCACCGAACTATTGAGCAATCAAATGCCGGGTGTAAACTTTATGATTGTGCCTAATACACCATTAATCACAGAGCAGGTGGCAGTAGCACCCGATGCGAATGCAACAGGTAATGTTGCTGCTCCTGCATCTTTGGATGCTGAACAAATCAGTTCAATCGTACAGGCTACATTGATGGCCTTTGAAAAAAAAAAAGTAGATGATACGGCGGGTGATGCGCTAATCGCATTAGGTGAAGATTGGAATGAGGATTGGATTCTAATTGATAGCTACAACGCAGATGAAGAAATTGAGCATGAGTTTGCGGTGCGTACGGGTGCAGCACGGCCTGCCGCTAAGAGCGAGCAAGATGCCGTGGTGGATGGCAAGTACTTTATTACTCGTTACGTTTACGCAGGTAGCTTTACGCATGATAATATGCGCCCATTCTGTAAAAAGATGGTGGAGGCGGGCAAGCTATACCGCAAAGAAGATATAGTGTCGATGGAAAATGTAGCGGTTAATCCGGGATGGGGACCTGAAGGCGCAGACACTTACGATATATG